GGGTCCATCATCTGACGGCCACCCACCCGATAGCGCCGCATCTCGGGCGTCATCAGGGGCAAGCCGTAGTAGGGCTGGACTGCTTGTTGTTCGCCCGGCGACATGTACACGTAGTCCTGATCGTCGGGACCACCTTCCGGCGGCGCGGGTGGCAGAGGCATACCTGTGCCCCGCTTAGGCTTTTGTGCCATTACTTACAGCCCTTCGCCATGCCGCCCTTGGCGTACATCGCCTTGCCACCACCCATCATCTTCTTAGGCTTGGAGGTCATGCCACCCTTCATCATCTTCTTGGGCGCAACCTTACCACCAGATTTCATCTTCTTGGCAGGGGCCTTGACAGCACCACCTTTCTTCATGGCAGTCTTCTTAGCAGGAGCCTTCGCTTTAATCAAGCCACCCTTCTTGTTCATGCTGGGGTTGGTGTCGGCTGCGCCCGAGCCGAGGTAGTTGCGGCGCTGCTCGATGGTGCCCGGCTCCATGCCCGTTTCGTTGGTGCGACGAATGCCCATGCGCTCGAAGAAGCCACGCTCCGACTGACGGGCAGCCGCTTCACGATCCGCTTCCTCACGCATCATACGTTCCATAAAAGCCTGGCGTTCTTCGGCAGACATTTCGCGCTGTGCCGGACGACGCGGTGCTGGACGAGCAGCCGGACGAGCAGGCGCAGCCGGACGAGGAGCAGGTGGAACAGTTTCACCAGGGAAATTGCCACCAGAAGCGGGAGGACGAGACGGCGCCGCAGGAGCAGACGGGCGACCACCGAAGAGGCGTTGACCAACGGGTTCGTTCGTGATCCGGGTTCCGCCACGGGCTTCCCGACGAGCAGCCGCACGATCCCGCAACGCCTGTTCTTCTGCGTCGAATTGGGCAGCGGCTTCGGCGGCCATGCGGGCGCGGTCTTCTTGGGGGCGTTGGCCACTCTGTGGGCGGGGGCCTTGGGCCGGGGCTTCGGATCGTGCAGACGGCGCAGTCATGCGCTCCAGCAGACGACGGAAGTTCTGGCCAACAGGTTCGTTGGTGATGCCCGAGCGGGCCTGCCCACCTTCTTGGAATTTGACTCGTTTCATGTGGTTAGTTCCTTACGCGAAAGATGTTGGAGTTAATTGAGGAAGGCACATTCGGCTTGACGCCGACGAACCAAACCTGTTAGTATGCGGCCACCAGCCCGGTTCCATTTCAGGAGTTCCTCTTGGGCACCGTCCCAATCCTCGGCTTCGATGCGGCGACGCAACGTGCTGGATCGGTAACGGGGCACGCCCAAGTTGTAGGCGAAGTCCGTAATGGCGCCGAGGGCGCGGGGCTTTGAAGCCAAGACAGGAGACGCCCGAAGCACGCCCGCCATGTAAGTCGAAACCAATTCGCCCGTGAGCCACTCTTCAGCGATCTCCTTGGTGATGGGCGGGTGGTCCATCGTAACGCGCGTGCCGTCAGGCTTGTTGACCGTGCCGTAGCCTATGGTCGGGTAGCCGCCCGGACAAACATAAGGCTTTAGGCGCAGGCCCTCGAACGTCTTGCAAAGCCGGGTAGCAATGTCGATGGCTTCAGCGAGCCGTACGCTCATAGACCCGACCCACGAACCAGAAGCTGACGATCATATTGAAGACCGCCAGATCGTCGGTGTTCCACATGCTGACCAGCACGTCCTTCCAATCACCGCCCTGCTGCAACGCAATCAGGTAGGCCGCGATCTTGACGGCAGCATACAGCCCCAAGAACGAGTAGGTGACGGTGGGCCGCACCATAGCCGAGAACGCCGAAATGAATTTGCCCGCAGCCTTGGCAGTAGACGACTGCTCCTTGAAGGCTTGCGCCATGGTATCCATTTCGGCCATGGTCATAGTAGCTTCGGTTTGGCGCATAACAATCTCGCCGCGCACCTTAGCAAATTCCATCTCCGCATTGAGCATGGCCAGTTCATGTTGCCGCTCATTGCGCCTATCAAATATCTTGAAGACTTCAGGCGCTAGACGGAGCAGGCCCCCGAACACACCGCCAAGCAGAGTCTCAAGCACGACGCTTCTTCACGGACACCTTGCCGCCCTTCTTCAAAGCCATGCCCATTTCACGCGCAAGCGTACGCTCAGTTTCGTTGCGAGGCTGGTTGCCAGACAGCAGATGGCGAGTGGAAGCTGCCCGGTTGCTGGTTTCCCCATAAGAAGAAGGGTCGCGCGTCCACTGCATGCGGGGCACAGTCTGCTTGAACTTGGGCATCAGGTCTTCGGCGGGCGCCGACTGATTTGGGAGCGGCAAATACTCCGGGGCCTTCTCGCTGGTCCCCGAACTTGAGGGCTGTGCCGTCCTCGAAGTACGCGTAGATGTCGTGGAGACCGTGCCGCCTTCAGCGTAGTTCTTGGAGCGGCCTGCCTTTTGGAGGGCGATGGCAGTGGCCTGCTTGACAGCAGCCTTCTTGTTGGCTGGCTTGGAGGTGCCAATGCGCCCGGACTTCTGGTAGTCGTCGACCAGCGTCTGAATGTTCTTGCTTACAGTCTTGTTGGACTTACCTTTGGCGAGGGGCATCTCAGCAGTTCCATGCTTTTCTTGCGAGTCGGAGGCGGCTCTTAGGATTCTTGGCAGCCTTTGGCCACATCTTCATCTGGCCTGCCGACCGGGCACAGAAGCTGTCGCGCCGGGGACCACCCTCTGGTTGAGGGGCCTTGAGGACGGGCTTGCCGGGGTTCGCACGATTGTAGGAGGCACGGCCTTTAGCATTGAGTCCGCCAGCGGGATTCTTGCCTTCGGCCCGTTGCCATGCTGGGGTCTTGGCCATGCCTCCATTATACTACAGTTAGCTCAATCTTTCAAGACTGATAGACTCCACGTCGAACTCGCCGGGCGCGTAGAAATGTAACAGATGTACACCATTCCACCACAGCTTCTTGGCTGCTTTGGCGTAGGCGAAATCCCCTTGCGGGTCCACGAAGCAACCGCCCACCAGGGCATGCAGCTTGGTGCCGTCGGCCTTGGTGCGGGTGGCAGTCGACAGCAAGTGCGAATGGCCACAGATGCAGGAGGTGTGCTGGGACTTCAGCAGGTTATTGGCGTGGTGTTCGCCGCCTTGCGGGCGCCCCATTACGCCGCTCACGAAGTAGTGCTGGAAGACTGCACCCAGAATCGTGACAGGCTTGAGGAACGGGTGGAACTTCACGTTCGCTTGCGGTCGGGAGTTCTTCAGCAGTTGCTGGACAGTTTGGGGGAAGCCCGAGGTAAGCAGGCGGTTGTCGGACTTCATCCATTTGTTGTAGCGATCCTCGTGGTTGCCTTCGATGAAATGTATTTCGGCTTTGCCATGTGCGTGCGCTATCGAAATGATCCAATCGAGAGCGTCAAAGCCAGCTTGAATGTCGTCGCCCAGCGAACGCCTATACCAATCGGGTGAGTCCGTGTCGTGCGTACACAGCGAGGCAAAGTCCCACAGGTCCCCGATATGGACGATCTTGTCTAGCGTTGCGTTACGTCCATCCAGATACGCCATCAGCTTACCGAACCGCTCAAAGCTATCGCCCGGCATGGCGTGGGTGTCGGGGATCAGCAGCACCGTCTGGGGCTTGAACTTAGTTGCCATCTTGCGTTACTTTCACTAACAGTTTAAGGTTGGGGTTCATGCTTTTGAGGGTCTGTAGATGGTCCTCACCCAAAAAGAAAACCCCGTCTCGGGCAAGGATAGTCTGAAGCCTAGCCTTATTGGCTTTCAAAGCTAGTCGACTAGCGGAGGTAGGTCCTTCTCGCCAATTGGAAGGCCACATAAGGGACTCGCCCTTAGCAAAAAATTCCTTGAGTGTGGCCTTGGTCGCTTTCGTTTTCTCGGCTGAAAGCAGCAAGGAAGGACTGACCTCTTGCAGGAAGCTACGGAGTTTTGCTTTGGAGGTGTAACCGTGCAAGGCTTCATGAGCTACCCCGTCACCCGCCTTCTCTAGAACTTCTAGTATAGTTTTGGAAGGTTCTTCCAGTTTGTTAATTAGTTTTAAGGTACCCTGTGTGCCATTACTAAACATGGCATAATAGAAAATGGGCGACTTGCTTTCGAGCAGTTCATCCCAAGAACCTTTGTAGGGTATATTGCCCAAGGCTTTTCCGACCTTGTCCCTGTCCCCTCCATTACCTTCGTACCAAAAGCCGTAGCGGTCTCCCGTACTCAGGAGTTGTTCAGCTATCGAGCGTGGTACTTTGAATTCAGCGTCGTGGTTTACTCCTACGTAAATGGACTTACCGTCAAGAGATACCAGACCCTTAGCTTTCTTAGGTGTCATAGACCGGCAGTTCCTTCGTGTTGTCAGAAATAAATTCGTTGACGAAGCCCGCGAGGGGACGGTCGTCTTGTAGCCAAGGCCCGCTATCCGCGTCAAGCAGGATGCACAGGTTGGCAGCAGCGTGGGCTAGGTGCGGGAGGCCCGTCTCGGGATCGTTGGTCTGGCCATCCCACCATGCCATCAGGTGGCGCATCGCCGCGTCGTAGTAGGTGGACGCTGAGACCGGGTCCTTGCGCCAGTTCATCGGGCCATACTTCGCTGCACCTATCGACATGACTTGGCCTACGGCTAGGAGGGGAAGGGGTGGCACCTTGCTCAGGGACGGCTTCGCCAAGCCATACTGGGTTTTGGGATTGGTGTCCACCTCAGACTCCTGTGCTGCCGAGGCCACCAGCCCCGCGCTCTGTGGTTGAAAGGTCAGTGACTTCTACAACTTCTAGTTGTGGCAGGGGGAGGATCATCAGTTGAGCGATACGCATTCCTGAATCGATCATGATGATGTCGGGCGAGGGCCACTGCGGCGAGAAGGGCAAGCGCGCCAAGATCACTTTGAGTTCGCCACGGTAGTCTTCGTCGATGACGCCCGGCGCATTGAGGACTTGGATGCCTTCCTTGTGGGCGAGGCCGGAGCGCGAGCAGATAAGACCGACATGGCCGGGCGGTAGCTCGATGGCGATGC